ATACGGCTCCGCCAGTTGTTGAGTATCCTGTAGCGTATTTTTTGCCGTTTTCTTTTATTGTTTTCACGTGCTCGCGACGGAAGTAATTCAAATATCCTTGATTTGCTGCAAGTGCTTGCAAAGCAGCATCTCTGTTATGAAGTCCTACGAAGCCTGGGACAGGTTTTCGATATGAAACACCTGAGCCAAAACTGCTTCCTGATGCTCCGCCATAAATCATTTGTTCACGGTATAATGAGAAGGCACCTGCCCCGTAACCTGCGTTACTTCCTGCAGCGCCTAATACATAATAAGGAACACAAGCAAAAGCTCCTTCTGGGAATTCTTTTTTGAACGAACCGCCTGCACTTATATTGCCAACTGATTCTTCTTTTATAATTGGGAAATATCCGAAGTAATAATCCATTGCTGGCTTAATGCAATATTGACGAATAGCATTTCCTGTAAGTTCAAGTTCATCAATGCGAAGGAATGGTACACCTAATTCACCGAGAATAATACCAAGTTGTTCGTCATCAATAATTACACCGCCGCATTCCTGAGAACCACTGTACAGCTCAAGATTTTCATTAACAGGAATATCTTCAATTTCATCAAGTTGTTCTTTTGTTAAAAGTACTTGAAAGAATGGTGTTTCAACTCCTTGATATGAACCAATGAGTCCTGAAATATCTTGTATGCTATATGCGTCCCAATCAATTAAAGGCCATAAATCGCCTACGGAATAATCTGCCTTACAGTAAAGGATTGCTCCATTGAGTGGAGTGCCAGGAGTGCAAGAAACCTGAAAGATTGAGTCTTTTATATATCTTCTTGTTTGCTTTGATACGATAGTTGTTCCTGTAAGAACCCAAGTATCGCGTATCTCTGCATTGTTCTTGCCAACGAGGCTTAACAAATAATCGACATTGCTAATCATATTCAATTAGTAAAAAAGGCAGCTTGTTAGCTGCCTTGTATGATTAGTTGTAACTTGCTTCTCTTAATCTGTTGTGAATTGTCAACATTGTGTATTCAATCAACTTCTCAGATTTTTGATCTGTTGCCCAACGATTTAAGAACATTCTTTTTGAATGTCGATTCTTTGGATGTTTAAGACAAAGAGTTAAGTAACCTCTTACAACAGTTCTTAAATAGAAATCGTCAATAACTTCATCGAGTTCTTCAAGTACTTCGTTGATAATATCAACTGGGTCCTCTCGACATACATCATCTTCAGGAGATGTCCAACCGCCAACTTCTTCAGCAGCAATCAAATCCTCAAGTGTGTTCTTTCCGTCATCGTCAATTTCCAATGACATTGAAACAGCTTTATCGTCAGCAGATGGCTTGTACATAACCTCAACGATTTTCCATCCCATCATACCAGCGAATGAAGCGCCGACTTCAAACTCAGGCTTTGTTAAATATTGCGACATAAATGCAAGTGTTGCAGAAGTAGTTTTATCGTCAAGCTCTTCTTTTTCGATAAACTTACCACCTGTCTGTCTTTTCTTAATTAAAGACTGCATATACGACCAACATATTTCAAACATTTTCGCCCACACTTCCTGTGAGCGGCCGTTTTCAAGGTATTCCTTCTGAAGAGCAAATAATTGCTGCTCTGTTTCTGGTTTGCTTTCGATGTCGCCATAAAAGTTATCAAAGCGATGAGGGTCCTTTTCAACTTCGACTTCCTCAATCAAATAATGCTTTATATCAAAATCAACCATAATGATATATTAACACAAAAAGCGTGATCACGAAGACCACGCCTTAAAGGTATTAAAATGATAGATTAGATGCTATCTTCATTTACCATTTTTGATGTTACGAGACGGAAATTATCAACATCGAATATTACGCCTACACCATTTGGCTGATCTGCTTCAAGCGGTGAAACTTTCACGTGAGCCGTTCTTGCACCACCAACAAGTTTGTTGAGGTAATCATAAACCAAAATTGAAGCAAGACGGAAACTGAACTCAGGAATGTTTCCTACTTCGTTCAAATTCATAACAGGCAAGTCGGTATCAACTTCTGCGCACATATTGCTGTAACGCATATTCATTGACTTTTCACCGTCTTCATTTTTGTTGTAAAACTCGATTGTCTTCCATCTCCACTGTGATGATGGGAAAACGCCATCGAACATATTCATCTTTGTAAGCAATGTTGGAATGTCAACATCAAACTCAACCATATTGTTTTCATCAGGACAAATCTGTTTGAGAACTTCATCCTCAGGATATTCACAAAGTGTTTCAGGAACTGTGATGATTGCATTGAATCCAATCTGAGGAACTTCAATCAACATATACTGACCATCTTCAGAATATGTTACATTGTAAGTACCTGCAAGTTTTGAAATTGCAGAAAGCAATGCAAATGTATTCTGTGGAATGTAAACCTTTTCGCCGTTTGTCAACTGATCTGGGACAGTCTTGTCAATGATTGAGAATGCCTGGTCACAATAAAGGATTTTGTTATCCTTCAATGACAAACCCGAAACGCGGTCATTACCAACCATATTGATAAACTTACCTACAGTTTCCATAAATGAAACAACATCAGGTGTAATTGTTGCAGCAACTGTGTTTGCGGCAAACTTTTCAGTTTTCTTTGAAGGAAGAGCAGCAAATGCCTCTGTGAAGTCTGCTTCATCAAGCAAATCAAACAAGTTTACAGAAATGCGTGATTTACCGTTTGATACGATAATCTTATTTGCCTGAACATCCGCAGTTGCAACATCTGCGCCAGATGCCATATAAACTTTTTCAAAAGCCTGAATAAGCTGTGTTACATCAACATTGAAGTAACCGTTTCCTGAAAGTTCAACATCAGTAACTTCAACTGAGAAGTCAACAACATTTCCGCTTCCGTAAATTGAAGCGTAAAGTTTGTCAGCAAGCTTAAACATATAATGTGAAGCTTTAATGGAAACATCAGATACTGTCTGTGATGTTTTTACAAGTGTACTGAGCTTTGAAAGCTCATTCTTTGAAAGTGTAAATTTCATTTCAATACCTCTATTTAGAAATTATGTCCATAAAATTGAACTTATTTTTATATTAACTTATTAGCCGCCATTTTCTTCAGCAGTTCTTGATTGTTGAAAGTCTTCAAAATCTTTCAAACACTGTTCATATCCTGCATTCCAAAGTTCTTTAAGAGACATAGCAAGGTGTCCTGAGAAACTCTTTCCATCTTTGCGGAATATTTGTTCGCTAGGCTGCATTGTAAGACCTGTTTCAAGTCCATTTTCATTCAGCCACTTTTTGTAGTTCTTCATATATCAATATTAACTAAAATTATGATTATACCCTATCGGGTACAATTTTCAGTAATTTACCAACTTTTGTACCCTATCGGGTATAATTGCAACCCACTTTTTTAGCTATATGGGACAATAATAATATGAAAAATATGAGGATTTTATTTATTATTTTTGAACTTTTTGAAATCTTCTTTTATATTATTACTGTAAAAACAAACAAATTAAGGAGTAACTTATGACTAGAGAAACAGCACGCTCATTGAACGAAGAATTCGGACAGATGGTAGAAGAGTTCTGCCGCAAACACAATCTTGAAAAGATCAACTGCCGTCTTACATATACTGACGCAAGCCTTGATTGGAAGGTAACAACAAAGGCACTTGATGCAAACGGCGAACGCAAGATCGATCCTGCACTTGAAAATCGTGCAAAATGGTTCATCACAAAGAATGGTATCAAGGCTCCTGAAAAGGTTCTTGGAACTTATGTTGAAGTTTCTGGCCTTGGCCGCTGCAAGATCAAGGATTTCAATTCTCGTTCTCCAAAGTACGCCTTCTCCGTTGAAACAGCTTCAGGAAAGGTTTATCGTACAACTGTTTGGAGCCTCAAGTTCTAATTGAAACGGGCTTCGGCCCGTTAATATAATCAATAGGAGTAAAAATGAACGCAGTCGCAATGGTTGCTTGGTTCTTTGTTTTTGCAACACTTTTCTGGGCAGCTACTCACATTAAGATTCAGAAGGTTAGGTACAACATCTCAAGTGATGATTGTCCTAAAGAAATAAAGGAAGCTTATTTCCGCAAGCATCCTGGTGCAAAATGGGTTCTTGAAATGGAAGCTTCATTTGACAAAGTCAACAAACATATGAAAGACTTTGCCCATTATTTGAAAGACACTGAAGAAATAAAAGAGCATAAGATTTCTGGCCTCGCCGCTATTGAAATTATGACAGTGTTGACAATGGGACAGGAGCTTTTGGGAAGCGCTTACAAGAAACTTGTCAAAATATCACCGCGTAAAGCAGACCGCATTATTTCCAAGTATGGAGCAAAAGCTGCAACTGAAAAGTATTTCGGTGACTTCATTGAAGACTTCTACTACACAGCTTTTGTTCTTGATGAAATGAGAGGGAAGATTGAAAGAAAAGAAGAGTTCGACTTCTCGAAAGAAACTTGCGCTTCTTGTAAAGAAAGAGCACACAACATAAGGATGCAATATGCTGCATAAGATCAAAACCTTTATAAGAAACACCTGCGTATTTGACAATCTTTATGGCTTTTATTGTCCTGATTGTGCAGAGGTTTATCAAAAGCCAACTGCTTATGTTCGCAGGATGTGGGATGAGAAACAGAAATGTTTCAAAAAGTACATTCAGTGCGATGAATGCTTGAGAACAACTCCTGCATATAAAAACAAAGTTGAAGCTGTTGAACAATGGGGAGATCAGTGGGAAATTGTTCAAGGCTCAGAAGGCATACTTAATAAGATTTGAGTTAATATAATCGTATGGTTGTATATACATACGATTTTGAAGGCCGCTTTTTCAAAAACCCAGTTGCAAAGTTTTGCTTGGATAATTTGAAAAAGCAGTTGCATAATGTTGAAATAAAAACTTTCCAAGAAAAAGACCTACCTATAGAAGAGTGCAATCATTCAAAGATTGCAGAAACATATCCGTTCAAACTTGACCAAATTAGAATGAAAATGGCAATGGATTGTAAAGATGACTGCTTGACAGTTGACGGAGATGTTTTCTTTCCTGATATTAAAGAAATAATCAAACATAAGAATACTGTTTTCGCAGATGCTCGCTTAACTGATAAGCCTTATATCAACAATGGTACTTTTATGTATACTTCAAGAAGAAATGAATGGGTTCGTTACTACTACGACTTATACAACATTCGTCCTGAAGAACTTAAGAATAAGTCAAATATTCAAGTGTTTGACGAGTACCCGCATAAAGGTATAAGAATGAACACTGACGCGAAGTGTTTGCATTGGCTTATATCGAAGTTTGATGAATTCCATAAAAGATACCCAAATGCAAAGACAATTTATTATACTTACGGGGCAGAAGAAATCAATGACAAAGTTTATTGGCGTCTTGCAAACTGTGATGTTCCTGTGAAGTATATTGACTTTGCAGATGGCGGAACTGTTTTCTTTTTTGAAACATTGTTCCCAGGACTTGACCAAAAAGAAGCATTTGAGTTGTGGAAACAACAATTATGTTATACATATCAAAGAGATTTGAAATTTGAGGAAATAAATGGCTAAGAAGAAAGAAGTTAAACCTACAGGATGTCGCCTTTGCAAGTATCGTGTTGCTCCGCCTAAAGGACCTAACAATGAAAGAGTTCCTTGTTGCTGTTTCGGATATACAATCAATGATAAGGAGAGACCAGCTGATTGTGGAGAACTCTTTACTGAAACCGATTATTACATCCGACATCCTGAGGAACCTTAAACTAATTTGTATGAAGACCTTACCTAGAAGACGCACAATTTCAAAGATTTTGATTCTCCTGGGCCTTATATTCTTTACAGTAATTTTACTTAATGGCTTAGGAGTCATTCCTTATCTCTCCGCGTTCCCTAAAGCTGCAATCGTTACAATCAATGGGTGTATGATGGCTTTTCAGATTTTTGCATTCTCTCTTGCAATGATCATCTCCAATGGAAAAGTCTTCAAAATAGTATTCCCAATTAACTTTTTTATGCTTGCATCTGCAATTCTTAATTTTATTCACGAAGGATTTATCAACTGCGGGGCAGGAATGGCATTTTCATTATTGGGATGTTGTTTAGTCTATACATTGTGGCGTTACATTAAAAGATTAAAACAGGACGAAGAAGACCTTGACAGAGCTGCATACACTGACCAACTTACAGGATGCTTGAACAGACGCGGACTTTTGCGTGAACTCGCAATGAAAAGTGAGATGGGAAAAGACTTTTATCTTATGTTCCTTGACCTTGACAATTTCAAACAAGTTAATGATACTTTAGGACACGACGCTGGAGATGAATTACTTTGTGAAGTTGCTACAACTTGGAGCAAACTTCCGTCAAAATATCCATTCACAGTTTGTCGTTTAGGCGGAGATGAGTTCGCAATCATTTATGAAACAAAAGATAAAGAAACAACAAGAGAGTTTGTAACTAGTGTTCTTCATTCAATTACAACACTTCAGTCAAAGTTTGCAAATTATGTTTCTGCTTCTGCAGGTTTGGCATTATATGATGAAGATACTGCAGACTTACAACAGTTGCTTTCTTATGCAGATACCGCAATGTATAAAGCAAAACTTGGTGGCAAGAACGATTATTATTTCTTTGACCAAGATATGTACCAAGAAATAATGAGACGTTATTTAACTGAAAAGGATTTGAAAAATGCTATCAAGAATAATACTTTTGAAATGTTGTATCAGCCACAGTATGAAATCAATTCACACAAGCTTATTGGTTTTGAATCTTTGATAAGATTAAAGAATAAGAAAGGCGAGTACATCAATACACAGCAGTTTATTCAAGTTGCAGAAAAGAGCGGACTTATTTATGAAATTGATATGTGGGTAATGCATAATGTAATGAAACAAATGAGAGACTTTGTTATCTTACATCCTGACATTGAAGTATCAATAAATGTTTCAGGCAAGCATATTACAAATAAAGGCTTCGTTGAGAATGTCATTGACTCTCTTTCTGAAACGGGCTTCCCGCCAAAGAACTTGAAGATTGAAATAACTGAAAGTTCATATATAAGATATATTGAAGAAGCTGCACAAGTTGTTCAAAGATTAAAAGTTCTTGGTGTTAAAACAGCTTTGGACGACTTTGGAACAGGCTACTCTTCATTAAATTATTTGTCAAAAATGCCTGTTGATATGTTGAAGATTGATAAGTCATTTGTTGATAAAATGCTTACTAAAGAAAGTGATAGATCATTCGTTGATATAATCATTAAACTTGGACATCTTATGGGATGTAAAGTTATTGCTGAAGGTGTTGAAGATCAAACTCAACTTTCAGCTTTGGCTTTTTTAGGTTGTGATTATGTTCAAGGATATGTTTGGGGTAAACCGATGCCACTTGAGGTTTTAAGTAACTGCTTATAAAAATAGGCGAGCAAAAAGCTCGCCTTTTATTTTATTTATCTTTTAATATGCCTAATGCTTGTCCTTTGACCAACCAACTTATACCGAAGAATGTCAACGCAATGGCTTCAACTATAAATGTTTTTGCAAAGAAACTTACAGGAATAACCATCAATACCAAGGCACAAAGCATTCCAATTCCACAAACTCGATAAACAATATTTCTTATCTTTTTCTGCTTTGTAGGACTTTCTTCACCAAGTGTAAACAAGAACAAACTGTTAATTGAAAGTAATATAAAGAATGCACAAGCAGAAATACAGTGTATGATATTTGAAATTGCTACAGGAAGTTGGAAGAATCCTACCGTTGCTCCTGCAACTGTACAAGCACAAGGGAAAAGAACAATCATAATTCCAAATACACCGCTGATTGTTGTAATAAGATTATCACGCCAATCATAACCATCATAACACATAAGAACAATCGAAGCAGCAGTAAGAATACCTGTCAAAGCGGGACAGATATAATATGTTGCTGAAATTGAAAGTGTTGACCAAAATGCAGCAGGTACACCTGTTGCAATGCTAACGATAACCGCGCCAATTAAAGAAATCCAAGGTAAGATCATTCCAAGGAATCCTGCCCAGTTTCTAATGCGCTTTAACCATAATTCTTTACTTGTCATTTTATCTCCTAAAAAGTAATTGTAAATGCAAATGTAAAACCGCCTGCAGCAGTTGCAGTTCCACCAATTCCTAAGAACAAGTTTTTAATGTTTTGTTGTTCAGGAGTCCAAATTGGCAAACATCCAATAACAAGACAAGGTACTCCTACAGCGAGTTCAACATAAGCAGTTGTACGAAGTCTCTTTTTCATTCTTGTTAATGCAGCAATCTCTTCAGCCATTTTTGTAGCTAATCTTAAGTTTGCTTCAATCTGTATCTTCAAACTTTCTGTTTCTTGTTGCATCAAACCAAGTTGTTCATTGACTATCCCGAGGTCCTGCAGTTGGCTCTTTGTCATCTTCTCCAGAATCTTTATTAAATTGCTGTAATGTGTTAACAATTCGTTCATATGTTGCAGCTTGTTCTTCTGCGATTCTCCAACCATAGTCGATTGCGTCAGATACCCCATCAAAAGACTGTTTGATAATTTCTGCGTTTTGTTGAGTAATGTCAACTTCTCGCTCAATTTCGCTGATACAAAGTCGGGCTGCGTCATTTGATTTGCCAAGCTCTTGTACTCCTCTAAGGACTGCATATCCAGCATCAACTGCGGACTGTCCTGCAGGTCTTGTAATACCAAGTTCGTCCAATAACTTATCTGCTGTATCTCGTTCGAGTACGATTCCTGAGACAAGCTGTTCGCTAGCTCCTGAAACTCCTCCAAATCTGATAAAGCGTCCTGCGAGAAAACAGGTGACACCAAACACAACAAGACAACCAAGCTTAATAAAAAACTTTTTATCGATCTTAATTTCCACATTTCTGCCTCTTATTAGCAATTAGTAGTTAATATAGATATTGCGAGGTATCAAAATATGAAAGATTTGAAATTAAATGGATTTCATTACGATGACACTATGGTTGAAAACCTTGGTGAAGTTTATTACGAGCGTGATGACAATGAAGATGACTATCTTGCAATCTTTCCTGATACAGAAGATTCTGAAAGAAGCGTGATTATTTTCTATGTAGGTTGTCAAATTGCATTTGTTACAACATTCATCAATGAAGCAGAACACGCAGGAATTGAGGCTTACATAAATGACCGCATTTCAAAGTATTACAAAGACTAATTGTTAATGATAGTCAAAAAATATAACAAAGAAACAAAACAAAATTCATACTTTGCCTGCTATGATGTCGAGCAGGCCGACTTTTGCTTTTGGGTAACAGATAAAGCTGGTGCAAGAAGCATATCTGAAGACACTGCAGCAAAACTTGTAAATTACTTGTATGTAAATAACAAGATTGGTAAAGCATATAAAGTGGAGGTTATAAATGGCTTTGAGTCAAAGACCTGATCCTTATTACAAAAACTTATTCCTTAAAAACTATCGAACACCAGAAGAAGCAGAAGAACAGAAAGCAAACACTGATGAGTTTGCGATGTGGCTTATTGCAAATCCTGAGCAGTTCAATCCTATATTCAAGTGGTTTATCAATTTTTACTTTAATGGCCTTGATGAAAATGCAAAAGTAATTGCTTTTGAAGATGACCTTATTCGCTGTGCAAAAGCAGGTGTTACAAAACCTTTATTCATTGATGTCACTGCACAGGGATCTGTTGAAAACTATTCAATGTTCGGCATTATGTGTTTGTTCTTCAAAGAACCTTATGACTTTGACCAGGAAGAAGTTGATTATGTTCAGGACATTCTCGAAGAAATAAGAATTAAGTCAGAGTTGTTTACTTGGAAGAAATGCGACTGGGATTACTTTATTGAAAAGCATTGGTATGTTGTTTGTTCAGACATCTTAAATAAGCTTGCAAGTGATTACAATGTTTTGAAAGATTCTTTTATTATTAAAGAAACAACAAGAGTTCTTGAAAAGAAAAACTTTGGCGTTCCTGTTGAGTTTATTGCAAAAGATGACAACTTTGACCCGCCACATTCAGGTTATGGTGTTGATTTAAGCAAGTTCTTTCCATCTTATAATAAGCCACTTGTTGTTACAATGTCTGAATGTACTCATCTCGCCAATTCTTGTGATGCTGATTTAACCAAGCAATCATTGGCTTAATATCATCGCCGAAGACAAACTGCACTTGCCAACATTGGTCCATTTTGCATCTGTCTTTCGGCCTTAGCCAACCCTTAACTTCAACATATTGCCCAGCTACAATAAAGTCTGGGTAAAACTTTGAAATCTTTCCAGTGTCATTGATATATTCAATACTTTCGGAAGTGTTTCTCTCAACGATTTTTCCTTCCTTTTCTGTTTGATAAAGATAATATGCAAACTCCCAATAAGAGTCAAACTTCATTCCGTGTGCCATACCTTTATGGCCTTGCTGATGATACATTTTTCCACTACAAGTCAACACAGGCTCAAGATGTTTCAAACGGCAGGCGTCATCTACTTGTTCATCAATCATTTCGTCAATTTCATCTGGACTGATGATTTTCTTTCGATATTTTTTCATATTATTTAGTGCAAAATTGAACTTTGCACGAGTGTCTTTTATATTATTATTGTAAATCACGAACAATAACCGCCAAGGAGGATACTATGGCACTTACAGGACAGGAACTTCAGGACAAACTTTTTAAGGACGCAACTCGTCTTTTCGCTTTCTCTGAGGCATGTCCTCGTGAGGAGAATCCATACCGCTTCAAGGCACTTTTGATGGTTGAAGCTCTTGCTTCTGCAAAGGACGAAATCCTTGCAAAAAATCCAAAGAACAAGTTCTTGAACGACTTCATTCCTTCAATCATCGAACAGTACAAGGACAAAGGCTACCTTTCAAACCGCCAGGTAGAAGTTGTTGAAGGTGTTCTTGCAAAGAATGGTTTCAATACTGAGGCAATTCTTGAGGCTGCCCGCAACGAAACAGAAGATGCTTTCGTTGAACTTCAGAAGGCTCACGCAGAAGTTATCAACAATGTTTATCTTCCTCGAGCTCGCGCTGAATATGAAGCATATTGCGAACAGTGCAAAGCTCAGGCTGCTCGTCGCTGGCATCGCCGTCCTGCTGGTTCTTATCAGTACAAAGCATACTAAGGAGGAGAGAAATGGAAGTAGGTACAATCCTTGCTGCAGATGTTAAAACTTCTGCAGGTAATTATGTGAACTTTTTCGTGGTTTCTTCTCTTCAGAAGAAAACATTCTACGCAAAACGCATTGGTCTTCAGGTTGTTGCAAAGTCAACAATCGGTAAGAAACAGACAAATATGATTAAGCCAAATCCTGCTGATGTTTTCGATAAAGAATTCAAGATCAGTGCAGACATTCGCGGCGCATTCATTGGCGATGACAAAGACAAGAAAACAATCAATAAGATGTATGTTGTTGAAACAACTGCAGATACTGCTCATAAAATTGTATTTGATGCAAGCCGCCTGTAACTAATTTGTTATGGACGCAGAGGTAATTTCAGGAACAGGATTACTGACTTTGTTCAGTGCGCATCCTGTTCTTTTTGTGATTTTAATAATAAGCATAATTTGTTTAATTCTTTCATTAGGATATTTGCTTTTCAAAAATGCGAAAAGTTTGAAGCTTGGTGACTTTCAAGTTGATTTTTCAAAAGCAGAATCAGTAAAAGGCGATACTGGTGTTAATGCAAAAGAATTGATGGAAGCAAAGCGTCAAGTTGAAGAAAGAACTCGTTATGTTATATCAAGACAATTTTCATTAGTTGCTCCATTCTTACAATCTCTTCGTCCAATTTTCAATCGTTTAATTTATTCAATTCTTGAAGATGCTATTGTAGATTCATTAGGAATCGAGAAAGAATCTCGCAAAGTAACAGGAAGAGAAAATCTTTCTGATGTTGCTGGTGGTGATTCATATTATCTTATTGAAGAAGTAAAAACGTATAAGAACAATCCAAAAACTCGTGTATTTACTAATCTTGTTGAAAGTGCAGTTGATTCATTACTCCGTGACCTTCAAATTGAATTGTACCAAATGCTTGTAAGTAACAATATTGGTAAATGTAAAGAAGATGTTCAGCATTATGTAAAAGACCGCACAACACATATCATTGGTATTATCCGCAACAATCTTTGTGATGCATATAATCAACTTTCAAATGAAAACTTATTTGACACACATCAGTATTGGAAAGAAATTGGAATTACATATCCTGAAGATTGGATTCAGGACCAAATCTTTCAGTTGTTGAAAAGTTGTATGAAGATGAGATATTCCGACTTTGATGATTAAGGACTAATTGATTATGGCAGAAAACAACGATGAGTTCTTAAAGAAAGTTTATGACCAATATCTCGGCTCCGATTATGAATGGGGTGATGCTGACTTAAACCCAAAACGAGAAATCAGAAAAACTGGTGAAGAAGAATGGGAAGATGAGCAGGCTGCCATTATTGACACAATTGAGCAAAGAATTAAAGCTCTTCAAAAAGAAGCTGCTAATCTTCCAAAGTTCAAAAAACCCGAAGTTGTCGATAATGACAATTTCGTAACAACAACATCAGGAATTAACGGAGGAGCATCTCCTTCAAATGATATATCATTAAGTCAACTTAAAGCTCAAGCTGCTTTAGGTGGTGATCTTGGTGATAACTTATTTTTACCAAAAAGCAATTTTGATGACCAAATCAATTTCTTATTAAATGAAATTGCAGGAATGATTCCTAGTGTAATTATTCAAGGTCCTTTCCCATATTCAAAAGTTCCTGATGGTGTTGGACTCACAACTGAAATGTTCAACCCTGGCTGTGATACTGAAGATGAAACATCTGAAGATTTTGAATCTTCTAATCCTGAGTTCAATAAACTTAAAGCTGCATTACTTGAAAGTGATGGCGACAGCTCTGATAGTGATAATGAAGATGATGAAGATGATGAAGCAGGAGTAGGCGGCGGCTCAGGCGCTGCTGCTGACCAAGCAGATAAAGATGTTGAAGACCAAATGAATAAAGCAAACAAAGCAGCAAATGAACAAGCTGCTAAAGCTGCTGCTTGTATTGCAAAAGAACTCGGTATTCTTCAGTCAATTCTTGCTTTATTAAAAGTTATCAACACATTAAAGAAAGTACTTCTCTTAATTCTTTCAGTAATTGTTCCTGTCGTTAAGATGGTCGCATTTGCTGCACAGTGTTGGATAAACCCGCCTGCGGCTGCTCAGGTTGCACAGATGGTTGCAGAGAAAATTGCTGCATTACTCATTTCTGTTATTGGTGAAATCATTCAAATGATTTGGGACTTGCTTGATATGGACTGTAAGACAGAGCAGGTTCAGAAGGTTCTTGATGAAATCAACGAAACACTTTCTGGTGTTGACTCTGCAATCAATATGACAAAAAATCTTGTTTCATTTGGTATGAAACAGTATGATGCAAATAAGAAAAGTCTTGTTGACTCATTCAACAAGTTTACAAATAAAGGTGATAAGTATAACAACCCAATCAAAGAATACGGCAATAAAGATAAATGGAAGAAAGCAGGTGACACATTCAAAGATACAATGGGTACTGCATTATTCGGCAAAGATGGTATTGATGAAAACGGCGTAAACGGCGCAGGTCTCAAAAATATTCTTTCAGCTGCTATGCCTGAAGGAATTAAGAATGCAATCAATAACCTTATGGATTCTACACAAGGCATTCTCGAACAAACAAATGACATTCTTAATAATGTTAAAGTTAAAGATACTGTCGTTAATGCAACTATCACTGATATGACCGACTTCTTAGGTCCAATCAGAATTAAGTAATTCTTACTAATTACTTATTAGAGGTTTTGATGAATACAGAAGAATTTTACAATGGCTCACCTTATGAAGTGGGCACGATGGATAACCTTGCACAAATAAAGGCAGATTACAATGGCCTTGTAAAAAATGTGTATGATGCTGCAGGCGGAATAGGAATGACTCTTTCAGAGTTCCTCAACTTGCAGAACTCTTCAGAAGGATCATCTGAACTCGTTTCATATCTTGATGAAAAAGGTTATTCTGTTCGCTCAATGGGCGATGACGCAAAAATATTCAATAACCAAATAAATACACAAGCTGCTTTACAAACAATTCAAAACTTCTATGATATGTATATTTCTCCAACACAAGGAGACGCTCAATATCGTTTAGGAGAAGTTACAGGTCGCGCACTCCCAGGTACAGTAAACAATCAAACAGATGCACAAGGTCGTTTGCTTACAAGATCTTTATACAACACTGTACTTAAATACAAAGTTTGGAGAGTTGACCGTCTTGTTGATACTGAAGAATACTATTCTGTTCTTTGGTTCCCGCCTTTCAAACCAAATAGTGTTAAAGCAACATCTTGGAAAGGTGCTTACATTGGTGATGACGGACAAACACAAATGTTGTCTATGGGAGATTATCTTTCACAGGCAAAAGCAAAGCGTCAGAAAGAACTTGATGAACTTAATGAAAAGTTGATTGAAGCAGGTGAAGAAGTTACTCAAACAGAAGCAGATGATACTCGTCTTGTTAAAAATGCTTCAGCAACAAATGACAATGATAAGTACTATGATACTTTTGATTTGAATACATTTAAGGCAGCTCGTGCTTCATTTACATATCGTGCACCTGGCTTCAAAGCAATCAACGATAACATCAATATGATTCAGTGGCTTCTTGAAGGCTGCTCAGGAATTGTATCAACATATCTTACAGAATGGGATATTTCATTATATCTTCAGGAAGGTCTCATCTCTGACTTTAATGGTACAATGCCAAATCTTATTTTGTTGACTCATCGTTTGGACAAAGATAATCCTTCAGGATTTACTGATGAGCGTGCAGCATCTTATGGTGTTGTAAACTGTGCGATTTCAAAACTCAATTCAGATTATCATAAAACTTGGCATATCAATGCTTACCCGTATTCATCTTGGCATACTGCATATCCTGACCCTTGGAAGATGGCAGGCTGGCTCGATAAGATTGAACAGAATGGCCAAATTGTTTATGTACCAAACTGGTTCAAGTTTGGTCGTGAAGGCGTAAGCAGTTATCTTGCAGGTAAAGACATAGGATACAAACCTCGCCGTGACTGTATCAGTTCACGCTTGATGTATCAGGATTTTGAAAATGCTGCTCTCTCAGGTTACACAGATTGGTCTTTTGATAAAAAGATTTGGAAAGCTTTGTACACTGGTGATGACGACGGCTTTACAGATATTGACTTGGTTTACTTGGCAACATCTTGTGGTTTATTCAAAAAGAAGGACTTAATCAACCAAGTTGAAATGATTCTTTATGGTGTTGCTGCTGACGGTGTACCTTATGATGGTTCAGAAGTTGTTGGCGGTGATAACGGTTCAGGTAACAGTAATGTTACAAATGATGATGCTTATTCTTACTCATCAGCTGAAGGTTCAGGTGGAAACTCATACTGTCCAGGAAGCGTATTCAAAGGTGCTTTAACATTCTTGAATATGTTCAACACAAAGGATAGCAAGAAAGATGCTTCAATGAAACAAGCAGAAAGCCGTTTGAAAAGTGGAAGCGGCAACACTTATGGTACAATGCAAGATTCATTGGGCATTGTTAATCAAGCATCTTCAGGCCAGCAAGCTCCTTTAAGAGATAAAGATGGTTACATTCTTGGAACAGAAAAAGCATTTACAGAAAACTCAAGTGGTGTAGGAGTTCCTCAGTACAATCCAACATTGTATGGTGGACCTCACGGATACTATCGTTCACCTGAGTCATATCAGTCTTATTATGAAGAAAACTCTGTTTACTTAAGAAATGTTCCTCGTATTGATAAATGTCCTGAAACATTCAGTCACGACTCTTGGGCAGGAATTACTTGGCCATCACTTCCAAACTGGCAAGATGATTATTATTATAAAGGAAATGAAAAGTGGTGTTCAAATGTTGGCGCAGTTGCAAATGCAGAAAAGCAGTCATTTGAACAGTCTTGGTCAGCAGGCTTCTCTCGCTTAAAGCAAGGCGTTCACTCATACTCAATTCAAACTGCATACATCAGACGCCGTCACGATACTATCATTGAAGGACACCTTCACAGAAGAGCTCCTTGGTGGGCAGGCTGGTGGGGCTGGTTCGGCTGGCGTTGGTGGGGCTATGATGTTGCTTGGGATCAGCGTGCTCACAATGGTGAATTATATAATCGTTACGGCAACTATTGGTGGGAATGGCGTGAATCAACATTATACAGCAATCGTTGGTGGTGGTGGTCACTTTGGGACAACTGGGCATATTATGATGCTTGGGAAAGATATTACAGTTTCTATTTCTCTTGGCAATGGAACTGGGGTTGGAAATGCGTATTGCATCGTTATGTACCTTGCACTTGGGCTTGGCACTATGAATGGTGTTATGCAGATTTCAAACGCTATGTTATGCACAATGGCTTCCACGATTATAATTGGAAGATTGCCCAAGTTCAGCACTATAATGCAACTCTTGACCCGCAGTCAAATGATAAGTTCCGCAACAGATGGGCAGCAACATTCTCAAGAATGTTTGGTTTTTCAACGCCTCTTGAAAGAGCATATCTTTCTGCATCAACTGAAGATTATGAATTGTTTATTGATGATGCAGGCCTGCAGCCAGGGACTTTGTTTATGGCTTATGATGATAAGTATCACGAGGTAATTTCTTCATATATGACAACAAAGGAACACGATGTAATGGACTACTTGGTTGACTGGGGACGAGGCATCGGCGCTCATAACAAACTTATGTTCTTGACCCGTGGTCCAGGTGACGCTCCTGACTGTTTATTCCGTTGTGAAGTTTATCACAATATGAAGCCTATTTGGTATTGGTGTGAACATTCTAAATCTTACTCATCAAACAAATGTAAACACTGGTTTGAGAAACACTGTGGCTGGAAGCATTATCTTTCAGTAAGAGTTGATACAACAGATAGATTTTATGCAGGTCTTTACAAGCCTGCCTTTACAAATTATGGTTCAGACTATGGCAAGATTTCAAGATCAAAAGCAATTCAGGATTCAACTGTTCCTGTAAATGGACAATTAAGTTCAGATATTGCAAAACACAGTTTCTTTGGCTCAGGTTATGGTAATAACTGTGCAGAAACTCGTAAGTCACCTTATGACCTTATGGAAAATCTTGGTGGTCGTCGTTTCCCTTATTTCAATGTAAATAAGGACTCTGATGAAATGCACTCATCATTCAGTGGTATTCGCGGTAAGGGTATTCTTGGTGACATCCCAGGTATTGACTTTGTTGCTGATGATTCTCCTATTGAAGTATTCAGTGATAAAACTCGCATTACAACAGGTGATCCACTTAATACTGCATTTGGTCAGTTACATTTCCCATTCTGGAAGATTGCATCATTCACACAAGGTGATGTTGCTATCAACGGCAATACATATCGTATCCCAGGTGGATATATGAATTATGCTGAAGGCGGAGCACCTTGGTGGTGGGATAAAATGATTCTTAATATGAACTTAAGAAACACATTCTACCGTGGCGATATGTCAGGTCCAAAAATTGCAACATTCTCATTAAAGAACTTTGCTATTGATGTAACAAGTCTTGACACAGGTATGGGCAAACAAGCTATTGAAGCACGAGGCTGCAAAGTAAGAAACAATGGTAATGAGTTCCTTATTACTGCTGACAACATTCGTTCATATACAACTTATCAGCAGTGGGGCGGAGATGGAAGACTTCACGATTATGTTGATAACTGTACATTAAAGAATGCTTGGGTTGGAGCAAAATATTATTTCACATCTTATGATATTGCTCCAAGATTTATGTACAACCTTGTTTCAACTCAGAACGGCTTCTTAAACGGCGCTAAGGACTTAACTTGTGGACATATCAAAGATTCACACGGTCGTGATACAGGTAAGTACATAATGTCATTCGATTATGTTCGCGATATTATGGTTGGTACAAACCGTTCAGCCGCTCTTGTTTCTCCTCGTTCATACTTCCTTGCAAATCCTGAAGGAAAGTTTAAGGATAAGGACTCTAATACTGTTTACAACTGTGAAGATATTTATGGTTACAATCAATTCTTGGTATGGGCAAGAGATTGGTTTGACAATGATCCACAGACAAACTATAACAAACATAGAGATCTTGAGAATGCATTCAATTCAAGAATCAGTACTCTTGCAAGTATGAATAGCAAACTTGAGGTTTATAAAGATCTTGACATTAAGTCAATGTCATACAACACAATGATTGCAAGTTGGCGCGATATGAACGCTTTCATTGCATTGAAATACGATGAAGGAATTGAACAGTTCTTCCTCGCATACTTGAATGTATTGTATGAATCAAGAAGATACTTTATCAACAAGAGATGTAACAAACAAGATGGTACATTGTGGGCTTGCCGCCATCTTGAGAAAATGATTCCTCAAATGGTTGCTTCTGCTGTTTCATCTGGTGCTGGTGTTATGCCTGCTGAGTTTAGTAGAACGACAGGAAAAGAAACTGTTGCATTCTATGAAGTTCAGAATACAATCGAAAAGAAAACTGAAACATTACAGAAGATTGCAAACGATGAATCAGCTGCTCTTGACTCTGATATGATTAAGACAGTTTATGTAAAAGTAAAATACGCAACTGAAGCTGATTATATCAAATGTCAGGAAAAGCTCAAGTCTGGTGAATTATCTCCAAACGATGAAACAATTATTAAAGTTCGTCCTTGGAATTACATCAAGAAAAGAGATGGTTCTTATAAAAACCGTAATGCAGGTGACACAATCAATACTGCAAAAGGTGAAATGTGGAACAATGCTGGTTGGGCAATCAAATATGGTAAAGAGAAGTATATCATCAAACCTACAAATGGTCCTTATGGTATATTCTCAAAAGAAGTAAAGAATGAGTTCAAAACTCGTAAGAAGTTGCAGAATAATGATACATTAAAACTTACAACACACGATTATGATATGTATATGAATCAAGTTTATTCTGATGAAAACTCACTTCAGCCATTTGACATCAACTGGGATAATCTTGCTGCTAGTGAAACAGGAATTGTATTCAACTTGTTCGGCGGTACTGCTGCTGATAGAATTAGAGATCTTACACAAGCTGGTGTTACAGATCCTCAGGCAATACTTTGTGGTGCTAAACAAAGTACAGATTATTGGAGAATTCCTGTAAGTGGAAAACTCCCTAAGGCTGAAGGTTATAAGACAGATATTACGCTTGAGTTCTGCAATCAAACTGAAAGCGGACTTATGTTGACAATGCCTGCTAAAAACCCTGCAGCTTTATCAGGTGCGGCCGCTTACGCAATGTGGCCAATCATTGAGGAACAAACTGATGTTATTCCAAACTCAGGAGATTTCGCAATTTCGTTAAAAGACTTCGGTAAAAACTAATTAAAAGATGGAGGTTACAAGATGACACTTAATTCAAAGTTGCCAACTTACAAAGAAGAGGCTTCAAGAATCACTGAAGAATCAAAAGATTATTCATATATGAAGACTCAAATTATAAATCTTGCACAGCGTGCATTCACTGACGGCGTAGTTTCAATTATGCAGAAGCAAAAAGTAAAGTCAAAGAAGGAAGCTGTTGAAGAACTTAACGAGGATATTTCCGACTATTATCTCGATAAGAACATTGAAGTGTTGAACGAATACTTTATGTCAATTATTCGAGAGTATACAAAAAACGGAAAGCTTGTTATGGGCTATGAGGAAGCTATCGCAAAGGACTTTAGAAATGTTGCTAAAGCGATTTATGATATGGGACTCATAAGTGGCGTTACAGTTGCACAAGACCCAATCAAGCTTGAAGTATTCTTAAAGAATAAGGAGAAGCTTGAGGATGGAACATACTAAACGGTATTCATTCACAAACTATTTCTATAAAGTATTTTATGAGCGGGTGGGCGTTGAATTGGATGATGACACAAGAGCTTATATTCTTAGTGTTTGTCAGAACAGCGAGCCACATCGCAAAATTGATAACAGAGGTCGTAACTCTGAATACTTTACGATGCGCGTGAATGACCAATTGATTACTATTGTATGTGATGGCAATACACACAAGATTATTACTTGTGTCATTGAAACACATCACAGAAAAGAGTTTGATACTCTTTAATCATTTTGGAGGTTTTTATGAAAATGATGTTTAAGGAAGTCAATGGTAATGATGAGGCGATGCGTTTCATTATTCTTGCTGATGATGACGGTGTTGAAGTAAAAAAGTTTCCAATTTACATAAATAAAGAAATGGCCGCCAAATTGCCAGTTCTTTCTGAAACTTATGGAACACTTCCTGAGTTGTTCAAAATGGTTTATCAGTCAGGACTGAATGGCGAAGATATAGAATTTATTGAAGAAAATGTTGAAATATAATTGAACTTTTGAGAAAAGTCTTTTATATTATTTATGGAGGAACTGGGTATGGTACATACAAAATACTACAAGAGAACTCCTGACGCCACTGAAAGAAGGGGTTTTCTGACAGAGAATGAGAGTCTTGCTCTCGCTTGTGCAGATCAACTCGCCACAAACATCAAGGTAAGCTACTTCAACAAAACGGGCACGATTCTTATGGTGGAAGCAGAAGTTGATGGTGATGATAACCTTAGGGCTATCAATTCATTACTTGCTGATGAAGGCTTCAGCACAGATTTTGAAACAATGTTGCGGAAGGTCTAATGAAAATTATCAACTGTAAGAACGAACGCGACATAAAGAAATGTCTCAGACAGAATCGTCCATATATGGCAAATCTTATGGACTTTAATGATAACATAAAACCTCAGCTTTTTGAAGGAGCAGAGAAACTTCACTTTGTCTTAAGTGGTCCGCAAACAGAAACAATCGGCGAACGCGCTTTTGCAAACTGTTGGGAACTTGAAAGATTCGATGGACTTCCAAAGATCATCGGTCCTGCTGCATTTACTTTCTGTGAATCATTAAAAGACTTTAACTTTACAACAATAAACAATTTATATCCTGATGCATTTTCATATTCAGGATTACAACAAATTGACTTACCGCCGAACATTGAAAATATCCCACCTAGATGTTTTCAAGCTTGTCTTAGACTGAGAAATCTTAATCTTAATAAAGTTGAAACAATCGAAGAAGAAGCTTTTCAATCCTCAGGAATTAAAGTTCTTGACATTCCTGTGTCTTTAGCAACAATAGGAAAGAAGGCTTTTGAAGGTTGCATTTATCTTAGTGACATTGTTTGCGAAAGATTTTTGCCGCCCAAACTTTCCGCGTCATCTTTTTATGGTTGTTCAATCAAAAATGTTTGGGTTTTCTCAGAAGCTCAACTTGAGTATTATTTGAAGGATCGTTATTGGTCGAAGTTTGATGGAAGTTTCAGAATTGGTACACCAAAGATTTTGAAACAAAGAATGGAAGACATTCGTAACAACAAGGATTCATTATGGTCTATTTGAACATAAACAACTATGCTCTTTATCGAGCAATAAAATATATCATCTTTCCTGCAAAACTACTTTTCTGTATTGCGGTACTGTTAATATTGTAATTATGATAGACTATAAGAAATATTTTCCTTATGACCAAATTCGCCCAGAGCAGGAAACTGTACTTAAAGAAATTGCCTCGCACTGGAATGATAAGAAGTATTTCATTTTGCAACTTGATGTAGGTACAGGAAAGTCAGGTATTGCAAAATCAGTTGCCAATTGGAGCAAGGATGCTTTCATTATTACAGAAACGAAACAACTTCAGGAACAGTATGTTCACGACTTTGGAAAAGACAAAGAGTTCGTTTCAATTAAAGGTAAAGCAAATTATGAATGCAACAAGAATGTCCGTTTGAATTGTGAAAATGGTCCTTGTACTTTGAAGAAGGCAACTCATCTCCCGCCTTGTATGGCAACTTGTAAGTATTACACTTTAAGAAAACGCGCACTTGCATCCCATACAGTTTTGACATCCTATGCATATATTTTCCGCGCATTTGACTGTGCAGGCTTTTGGAAGCCTCGTCAGTTGATGGCTTTCGATGAATGTCATTTGCTCGAAGATCAACTTGTCAACTTTGCTTCATTTGAAATCAATCCTGAAGAACTTGACCGAACTTATGGATTGTTTGATCTTTGTGAAGATAGAAAAGACTATTTGGCAAAGTTTACAGAAGAAGGTTGGGAAGCAAACAAAGAACGCTTTACAAAGTTTCTTAATCTTATTCAGTGTAAACGCGATGAATTGCATACAATGATGGAAGAAGAGATGGAAGGCGAAGATGCTGAAAATCTCGATGAAGACACACTTGAGTCATTGGGCAAAACACATAAGCTTTATTACAAAATTGATAAACTTTACAAAAAGATGGATGTCTTTGTAAGTCAAAGAAAGGATAATTGGATAATTGCACCTAATGCAACTGACGGTTCATTATCTTTTACTCCTCTTTTCGTTGACTCTTTGTTTCATCAGTTCTGTAACACTTGGGCTGAAAAGTTTT